TACGTTTACGTTTGGCGTGGATATTTGCATAAAGACCTGATTTAGCCATTAGTATTTTTTACCAGCAGGTTTTTTTGTAGTCTTTTTTTTCTTTGCATTAGAAGCAGCCTTCATACCTGCTGCGGTATAAGGATACTTCTTTCCATTAACCATTGGCATTACAATTCTCCGGGGATAGATTAATTATCAGAAGTTATACTTAACTCCTACCTTTGTTCCGTAGCTATTTACGTTGTCAAATGCTGCTGACAATTCTCCGTACACTGACACTCGATCAGTTGCTTGAATAGAACCACCAACCTTACCTGTCAGTTTGGTTTCCTCTTCACCGCCATCAGGTGCGAAAATAGATGGGCCAGCTTGGACGTAGTAAGCACCAAAGTCAGTAGCACTTTCATAACCAATGTGGAAGTCAGTTACATGACCACCAAAGTTTGAACCAGTAAAGCCAGCATTGTTTTCAACGTTGACATAAGGACCAGCAACTGCGGGAGTACCCAATGCAGCGGCTGACAGAATTGCAATAATTTTTTTCATTGTATTTAATAAGGGTTGTTGTTTAGAAATTAACGTTTGAACTTTCAAGTTTTGTCATCACCTCTTGGCGATAGGCTGGGTCACGGTCATAGCGTGGGTCTTGCATTGCAGCTACCACTTCTGCTTGACTCTTGAAACCTTTCACTGTATTGCTTGGTGCTCTACCTTGTAGTAGTTTTCCTTCTACACCAATCTTGTCATTGTATTTATAAGCAAGTGATTGCATAGCAAAGTATGCAGCATTTCTATCTCCTGCTTCCATCACTGCATCATACATATTGATTTCGGCTTCCTCTAAATTAGAGCTTGCCCAAGCAACCATGTCTGTATAAGCCTGTTCGCCGCCTACATAATCTTTCAAACTCTTTGCATCACTCTCTGTAAGAGTTTGTGTGTTTTGGTTAGACCTATAATCCAAATACATCTTTGCAAGATCTTCAGGTTTTGCTCCTGATAGTTCTTTCAAGGTGTCTTCAGAAAACTCACCTTTTGATTCTTCCCAAAGCCTGTCAAATAGTGAAGCATCAGTTGGTTCATCTACTTCTTCTTCTGGCTCTGGTTCTGCTTCTTCGGTTTGTTCATCTTTAGGACTACCAAGTTTTTTCTGAAGTTCAATGTAAGCAGCTTCTAGCTCTTCAGCATTTTTGTATTTACCAGCAAGCATTGTCTCTTGCTGCTGCTCCATCTCTTCTCCAATTTGCAGAGACTCTTGTTCGTCTGCATTAAGTTCTCCCTGATTGTTTTCGTCAGAGAGCATAGACATTACTTCTGCCATATATTATTTATTGTGGTGGTTGTTGTTGTTGAGCTGCCTGTTCCATCATTGCTACTTCTCCATTTCTTGATGGATCCATAACAGGTGTCTTCATTGCCTCAATCTGCATCTGCTGTTGTTGCATAGCCATCTGTTGTTGCTGTGCAGCAGCAGCTTCTTGTTGTACTTCCTGCATAGAACGTACAAGGTTCAGTACATCAATACCTTGAGAAGCAGCCAGACGTTTGATTACCTCATCTGTATTGATGAACTGTGCGATAGCTTCAGGACCTAGTGTTTGAGCTAGAATTGTTAGGAATTGACCTAAGCTTTCTCTATCCTGTCCACGTCCAAGTGCATTGATACCTGCAACAATTGTAGGTTTGACAATGTTCTTAGGAATTTTAGGAATCTCTCCTTTCTTCTGTGCTTCGCTTAGTTTTCTATTCAGATAAGGAACTAAGAAGTCAACAGTAAGTAGGGAGAATAGTCCCCCAAGTTGTTGCTCCAATTCCATCTGAGTCATTCTGACTTCTTCAGCTGTTGTGCGTTCTGACTGCCTGATGTTCATTATCAAGAATGCATCACTAAGTCTCCGCTCTAAAGTTCCTGCCATTTCATAAGCAGTTCTGAAGTCAGCTGTCTTACCAACTTGAATGACTCCGATATCATCAGGTCTACCCTGAATGATTGCACCGTTGCCAGCTGCTGCCAGCGTGGATGGTTTAGTTGTACTTGAAGGTGATACTGTAAATACTACTTTTGCAGCTGCTGCAGAGCCTTCTACCAGTGCCTGAGAGAGTCCTTCTAATGACTTCAGGTCTCCAATAAATTGACCTACCCTGCCTCTACCGTAGCCTTCACCATCCACTGTATTAAAGCGTAGGGGAATCCAAGGATTGATATCTATTGGTGCTTTACCGCGTGATTCATTCAGTACTTTGTCGTTTACTTCTTGATGCCAGACGAATCTATTGTTGTCTCGCTTGATATGCGTGTAGACATCAACGTCATCACTGTATTCATTGTCATCAGTTACTTGATTAGTTTCTAGAACTTCCTTGGGTAGTTGGTTCTCGATCAAGTCTTTTGAGATTCTTTCCTTTGTAACTATTTCAATCACTTGACCGTTACCATCCCGATCCACTACGTAGCGGTTCAGAGGGTATACCTTTAGTCCATACTTACTCATGTAAACTAGAGCGTTACCAGCTACTACTAAATGTAGTAATGCTTGGTGTACTGCAACTCGATCATCTGAAGCTGAGATTGATTCAAGAATAATCCTCTCTACTTTCGCAAAGGATAGATCAAGTTCTGATTTCATCTCTGGTGGAAACTCTTCACCGAGTTGACTTTCGTCTAGTTGTAGCTTAAAGAAACTTGTCTGTACAGGTAGTAATGCAAGCATTAATTTACTTGCTAATGTCACACATCCTTTTGCTCCTACCGATTGGTATGGAGTCTTAAGTTGTTTCATACCTGACATGTGCTCTTCATGTCCACGGATTAAATATGGAAGGGTAAGCTCTGATGCTTGCCGTGCTTCTTCTAAGAATTGGGAACGGTCGCTTGCTAAATAGTCATACCTTGTTCTTGCTGACATTTAAGTTACGTTCAATGCTTTGTCTTTGATCTTTTTGATGCGCAAACCACTTCGGCTAAATGTACCCTTGACACCTTGACGTGCCATTGCTGCGCTATCACTAGCTGATCCCGTGGATGCTCCTTTAATACCAAGAACTGATTCTCGATTGTTGGGGTTCATGGTAGCCTTCATTGTATTTTCCATACTCTTCAGGTTTTTGTCATACGCACTTTGCTGGCTTGCCATTTGTGTACGTATGCTTGCCATCTGACTATCAAACTTAGACTGCAGACTTTTCATTTCCTGCTCTCTTCGTTTCTGTTGTTCAGCAGCGTCTCTATAAGATTTAAATAATGCTTGTGCTCCACTTTGAAACTGAACACCTTCAGCAGCAGCTTGCCTTTGCATTTCTTCGTAAGACAAACCAGCAGCACTAGCAGCATCTACAGCTTGTAAACCTGCGTGAGCCATGGTGCCTTCGTTGCCGCCATACTTACCAATGAATGTACCTTGACGTGCATTGAGATAGTCCTGTGCTTTGTGGCCAAAACTGATACCTTCACGTCCAGCTTGTGCTTGGATTTGATGGACAGTCATCCCAGCATCAATTGCTCTTTGTACAGCAGCCATGCCTGAGTGAGCCATTGTCTCGGTATTACCACCGTATCTTCTAATAAAACTCATTGGTTTTCTTCCATATATTGAATGATCCATTCAACGACACTGCGTTGTCCAGACCTGTACATAATCTTTTCAATTGAATCTTCAGGTGTAGAATTAACTGGTGGAAATGTTTCATCTAACTGATGCACTAAGCCTCGGGATTGCATCCCCAAGGTCTCAAGCATATTGAGGGAGGTTGACATTACTATGCTCAAAAAATGCTGGCATCCGTGCAGACTTGGTAAAAGAAAGCTCTGGAGCTTTGCCTTCATACATCAAGCGATCACTAGAATCCAGCCAAAATTTTTTATCCAAATATTTATCGGGACTATTTTTAAGGGGTTGCATTACCCAATTGATAGTTGCCTTGCGGAGTTTATCAAGACTAGGGCTGAAAGTAAGCCCCAACTCCCGACAAACAAGACTATTGGCAGCAACGTGAATTTGTTCATCTCTACTTATATCCGCGCTGACTGTTCGCATTCCAGCGTCACCATTAGCGCGCAGGAATGGTAGAAGAACGAAGAATATCGCACGTTCGGCAACCATCGCTTTGAGGATTGTGTGATCAGGATGCGAAGTCCAAGCTTCCCTGAGCCGCAAAGCTTCCGATTCAGCTTTTTCGTCAACCCCGTAAGCATTGGCAATGTAACCAAGTGCCAGGTCGTGATTGATTTC